GTTCCAGCTGCGAGCCGAAGACAAGGCAATCCTCGAAGGACAGCGAGCATGGAAGTCCACAAGCTGACCGCCATCGTCCCGACCTCAGTGCTCGGCACCGACGAGCAAGGCCGAACGCTGGTCCGCTATCCCGAATGCGGCGAGACCGCAACCGTGCAGGACGACGGCCGCATCACCTGCTCACTCCACGAAGCAATCAGCAAGCAGCTGCACGAGCAGCTGCTCGAGCAGCTGCTCGAGAGGTTGGGGTAGGGGGGAGAGTCGGCAACGGAAACGTGGGCACACCGGACGACCCCGCGCCATTGTTTTCGCTTTTCCTATGAGTTCGGCTCCCACAGGGAGGAGTGAACTGCCGTGGCGGTGCCGGGTACTAAGCCAAAGCCTGATGACCAGCGGCGGAACTTCTCGAAGCCGACTCATGAGTGGACCGAGATCCCCGATGAGCCGTACGACGGGAAGATCCCATCGTTGCCGCGTGAGGTCGGTTGGCCGGTCGGCACGAGGCGCTGGTGGCGGGTCATCTCGCGGATGCCGCACTGCCGGCTCTGGACGGAGGCGGACTGGCAGTTCGCGCTGGACACAGCAGTTGTGGCGGCTGCGTTCCACGGTGGGGATCTGCGGCAGGCGACCGAGCTCCGCCAGCGGGAGAAGGTTCTTGGGACGACCGCTGACGCACGCCGGGACCTGCGGATCCGCTACGTGAAGGTGTCGGAGGCGCCGGTCGCGCCGGTCGTGGATCTGGCTAGGGATCCGCGGGCACGGCTGCGTCAGCAGGCCGATGGTGGCGCCTAGTCCGCAACGGTCGCTCGGCTACGCTCTTGTCCACTGGTACGAGCATTTCCTTGTCCACGGGCCCGGGGATGTGCAGGGCGACCCGATCGAGCTGGACTGGGAGCTGACCGAGTTCGTGGTCGGTTGCTACGAGGTCGACCAGGTCGGGCGCCGCGTCCACGACGAGGCGCTGCTTTCCCGGCCAAAGGGCCGTGCCAAGAGCGAGCTCGGCGGGATGATCGGATCTGGCGAGGCAGTCGCGCCGGTCCGGTTCGATCATTGGGCCGTTGAAGGTGAGCGGAGCTTTTGGGGTTACCCCTACGAGCTCGGGGAGCCGGTCGGACGGCCAGTCACCTATCCGTTCCTGCGTTGCCTAGCGACCGAGGAGAACCAGACCGAGAACACCTACGGCAACATCGCGTTCATGCTTTCCCACGTTGCTGAGCATTTCGGCGATGTGTATCCGGGGATCGACATCGGGCGGGACTGGCAGACCTCGACCCGGATCTATCTGCCGGGTGGTGGTCAGGTCATCCCGTCGACGGCGAGTTCGGCGGCTAAAGATGGCGGGAAGGAAACTTGGGCCTGCTTCGACGAGCCGCACCTGTATGTGCTGCCGGAGCTCCGCTCAATGTACCGGATGGTGAAGCGGAACCTCGCCAAGCGGTTCGCGGCGCAACCGTGGGGTCTGCTGACCTCGACGATGTATGCGCCGGGTGAGAACTCGACATGTGAGGCGATCCACGAGGCGATCCGTAAAGGGCAGGCGGGCCGGCTGCTGTTCGACCATAAAGGCGTTACCGAGGAGGTCGACCTCGCCGACGACGCAGCGGTCGAGGCGGCGCTGCGATACGTCTATGGCCCCGCCATCGGATGGATGCCGCTGGAGCGGCTGAAGGCCGAGCTCCGCGATCCGACGATGGATGAGAACGAGCAGCGCCGATATTTCCTGAATGAGCACCGTGCCGGTTCGGCACGGTGGATGGACCCGGCGTTGTGGGCGGAGCGTGCCGACCCGACCATCGTCGTCCCGGACAAGGCGCAGATCACGGCCGGGTTCGACGGGTCGATCAGCCGGGACTCGACCGCGTTGGTGGGGTGCACCCGGGACCGGCACTGGTTCGTGATCGGGATGTGGGAGCGGCCGCAGGGTCCCGCCGGTGATGGCTGGGTGGTTCCGCAGGACGAGGTGGATCAGGCGGTCGCCACGATGATGGGCCGCTGGAAGGTGCTGCGGCTGTACGGCGACCCGCGGGAGTACAAGGCGTGGCTGGCCGCCTGGGCGGAACGATACGGCAAGGACCGGGTGGCGGAGTTCCCGACCAACTCGGCGGGTCGGTTCGCGCCGGCGGTGCTGGCCGCCGATGTGGGGATCCGTCAGGCCGAGATGACCCACGACGGGGATTCGCGGCTGGCCCGCCATGTCGCCAATGCGCACAAGCTGTATGTGCGGCTGCGGGTCGACGATGGGGAGCGGCGCCCGTTCGTGCTGCAGAAGGACCGGCCGCATTCCCCCCGGAAGATCGACGGCGCGGTCGCCGGGGTGTTGGCGGACGCGGCCCGCAACGACGTGCTGGTAGCTGGCGAGTTCACCGAGGAGCAGCCGTTCCTGGCCGCCTGGCGCTGACGAAGGGACAAGCAGATGGCGATACGGGCGCTCGAGCGTGTCCCCGTCGACCAGATTGAAACCGAAGCCACCCAGATCCAGCCCGGTCGGGGCCTGCGGACCCTGCTCATCGGCTGCTTCTACGCGATCGGGTGGACAGCTGGGAAGGTCAGTGTCGGTGGGCGGCTGGCGATGGCGGGCATCCGGCGGGGCTGGAAGGACGCCCGCGCCGGCCTGGACGTGCCACGTGGCGGACGTTAGCGATGCGAGGGCGGGGTGAGTGGTGGGGCTTCTGGAACGCGTCGCTGAGGAAGCGCGACTTCCACGCCGCCGCACCGAGCAGCGATCCTCGATCGACCTGTGGCTCAGCGACTATCTGATCCCCGCAGTCAGCCAGTTCACCTACCAGGGCAACGTCTACCCGTTCGGCCTGAACCAGACCTTGGCGGGGCAGCGGATCACCGAGATCACCGCCACGCTGCCCGGCTACACCGCAGCGCTGCGGATGTGCCCACCGGCGTTCGCGGCGCAACTAGTCCGCGCCTTGACGTTGGCTGGGGTGCGGTTCGTGTTCCGGAACCCGCCGTGGCATCCGTCCACGCCGCGGCGGACGTTCGGGTCGTCGGCGTTGGCGCCGCTGGAACGGCCGTGGCGGAACGCCACCACCGGGGACATGGTCGGCCGGATGGAGTGGCACGAGGGCCTGGCCGGGAACTCCTACGTCCATCGCCGTTCGATCCCGCCCGGGCCGAACGCGCCGACCGGGACACGGCTGCGGGTGCTGCGGCCCGACTGGGTCGGGATCCTCTACGGGTCCGACCTTGAGCCGGACTATCCGGCGCATGCGCTGGACGGTGAGCTGGTCGGCTACGTGTACGCCAACGGCGGGTTCGCCAACCCGAGCCGGATCGAAACGTTGTTGCCGGAGACGGTGGCGCACTGGGCACCGATCCCCGACCCCGAATGCGCGGGGATCGGGATGTCGTGGATCACCCCGGCAGTACGCGAAATTATGGCGGATCGGGCGGTCACCGACCACAAGCTCGCGTTCTTCCGGCAGGGCGCGACCCCGAACATGGTCGTCAAGGGCCTCCCGACCGACCTGGCGCAGTTCAAGGAGATCGTGGAGCTGCTCGAGGAGGAGCACGCCGGGGTCGCCAACGCGTACAAAACGCTATACCTGTCAAGCGGCGCGGACGCGACAGTGGTGGGGTCCAGTCTCGACAAACTGGACCTGAAGGGTGTGCAGGGCGCGTCGGAGACCCGGATCGCGGAGCTGTCGCGGGTCCACCCGGTGATTCTGGGCAGCGCGGAAGGCCTGCAAGGGTCGGCGTTGAACGCGGGGAACTTCGGGATGGCCCGGCGGATCTACGCCGATAGTTTCGTCTACCCGATGCTCCAGAACCTCGCCGCGTCGGTCGCGCCGCTGGTCCCGGTCCCCGCCGACGCGGAGCTCTGGTACGACGTCGTTGACATGCCGCTACTGCGGGAGGACGCCAAGGACGCCGCCGACATCGTGTTCGTGCAAACCCAGGCGATCCGGCAGCTGGTGGATGGCGGGTTCAATCCGGATTCGGCGGTGGCGGCGGTAGTCGGCCAAAGCCTCCAGCAGCTTCAGCATTCGGGGCTGGTGAGCGTGCAACTGAACCCGCCCGGGACGGCGCAGCAGCCAGCGACGAATGGGCAGGGCAACGGGAAGGTGCCGGCGGTGACCGGCTCACAAGGAGCGTGACATGGCGACGTGCGCGGACTGCGCGGCGCGGGAACACCAGACCGGCGAGCGCGCTGTCGACAACTCGGCGTGGGACGGCCCGGCGGCCATGAGCCGCTGCGCCAATTCGGATACGCCGGCGTCCTGCTACGGGTCGATCTGCGCGGGCCGCAAGAGCGGCGACCCGGCGTTGCAATCAAGCTGGGCGTTGCCGCACCACAAGACCGCCGGTGGCCCGCCGAACGCCGCCGGGGTCCGTAACTCGCTGAGCAGGTTGCCGCAGACGCAGGGGCTCACCAACGCCGCCGCGGCGCGGTCGCACCTGCAGGCACACTTGGCGTCGATCAACGCTGGCAGCAACTCGGCGGACCCTCCCCGCGACGATCTGTTCCGGTCGATGGAGCTGGAACTCCGCGAAGACGGGCAGGGGATGCCGACCCTGTTCGGCTACTTCGCCCTGTTCAACCGGTGGAACGAGATCAACTCGTTCTTCGAAGGCCGGTTCCTTGAGCGGAACCATTCCAAGTCGATGGACCGCACCTTCGCCACCGAGCGTGACGCGATGCGGGTGTTGTTCCAGCATGGCCGCGACCCGATGGCCGGCGACAAGCCGCTCGGCCCACTCGACGTGCTGGAGGCGCAGCGCAAGGGCGCCTACTACGAGGTGCCGCTGCTGGACACCCAGTACGTCCGGGAGTTGCTGCCGGGCCTGCGTGCCAGCCTGTACGGCGCCAGCTACCGGTTCCAGGTCCGCGAGGAGTCCTGGAACAAGAAGCCGGACCGCAGCGACTTCAACCCGGAGGGGTTGCCGGAACGGACCATCCTTGACCAGTCGGTGCTTGAGCTTGGCCCGGTGAC